CTTTACTATCGACTGTGATTATGAAGAACTTGTCGAGGCAATAGACCTCGACTTTGTTCGAAGAGGTAACGACTTAAAAGTAAGTTGCTATACCAACAGCACACAAGAATTAGAAAGCTGGTTGCATCCAGACTTTTCTACTTTCTGCGAAAACGTGCTTAATCCAGAGCTAGCTGAAAGTTGCAGCTACGCTATGGTCTATAGAAAAAGAGGAGTGAGGTCAAAACAATGGGCTTAGATGAAAAGTTTAAACGTATCCATCTGGAGTATGGCATTATCAACGATAGATATATGTTCTCTAATACAGGAGAATATAAAGATTCGGATTATTTAAGAGAGATCGGTGCGGTTGATATCGAACTTCTTAAATTATTAAAAGATAATCCTCTCTGGCATACACAAGTGCAGCGTCTAACTTATATCTTGGGGGTACTTAACAACCTCGAAGGTAATACTGACATGGCAATAGTGTTACCAGATGATTCATGCAAGGCTAGACATTTATTAATTAAGCATATAATCGAGGCTTTAATTCCCATAGTGGAGGTAATGAACTCATGCAGATAGTTAATAAAGAAATGAAAACGTATGAAATTATTTATAGTAGTGCTTCAACAAATTTTGTTGAGGCCTACTACCAAAAAGGAGTTAATTTATACGAGGCATTGACTAGCTTTATGCGAAGCAAGATACCTTATAAAGATATTTATGAGGTGAAATTAATAAAAGCTAATCAAAAGTTGGAGGCATCGTGAAGTTAAGATATCAATTTATATTCTTGCTTTTTATTATGTCTCCATTAACAATCCTTATAGGATTCAATCCAGAATACAACCTACTACTTAAACAAAATGGATCATCAGCTGTACAAAATAGCAATTAAAAAACCAAACAAAGCCCACGCTAATAACGCTGGGCTAGTTCTCTACTTTACTAAGGGTGATGAGTTCACACCTAACGGACAATGGATTAGTTATTCATACAACTACCACCCATCGAATGCTATCTATTGGACTATGCTTCCTGATAATCCAGAGAAGATAGAGACAGAGGATGAGGCTAGCGATAGAGCTATGAACGATTTACTTAAACAAGCTTTTACTAATGTCGAGCATAGGGTAGCTATGTATTCGACAGTTAAATTAGTATGGGATACAGCAAGGAGGTTCTTCGATGGAAGAAAGTAAAAAGCTACAGGCTTTTCTACCGCCCCAAGTATGCAATAGGTTAGATCATCTAGCTGAAAGCATGGGTATTACTAGAGCCGAGCTATCTAAACGTATTATTACTGAATGGCTTGAAGGTAATTACACAAAAAACCTAGAGTTTTGGAGTAATGCGAACCCTTGAAGATCAACTAGCTAATGAAGACCTGATGTTAAACATGGGTCAGAATAGAATAAGATCACAACACAATCGAAAACAACTAGCGAGCATGGAGTCTCTTACCATTTATGGTGAGGCTCTATGCTCTTTTAATGTGGACATAATTGTTAGTCACTTGCGAGCTATTAGAAGAAAGATAGAGCAAGGGAAAGCTGGTACTAACTACGCTATGCTTACGCCTCTACTTGACTTGCCACCCCAACAAGTGGCAGCTGCATCTATAAGGACAGTAGTAGATACGCTATCAAGTACACCAAGCCTCCATCAAGTGGCAGCTAATGTTATCGAAAGGATATGGATTGAGACAATGCTCGATAGGGCTACTGATAGTGAGCTACGAAAATACAAAAGGGGTAGACATAAGAAAAGGTATCGAATCTATTTAATAAATACAATGACTAACACCGAGCAATGGAATGCAAGACAACGGATGGCAAGTGGTCTATTTATGGTTGAGTTAATACAAAAATATACAGGACTAATACAAATTTTTTTAGATAAAAGTTATAAGACACCACGAAGAATGGTAAGAGCTACCGATAAATGCATGGAATGGGTAAAGAAAATAGATACTGACCTTAAAATACAGACACCTAACTTTTTACCCTTACTGATAAAACCAAAACGATGGACTAATCCATACGATGGCGGATACTACAATGAGAATATAAAATTTAATTTATTTAAAAGTAACAATAAAGAAATAGCTTCAAGAATACAGACAGATACAGCGTTCTTAAAGGTTGCAAACATACAAGGCAACGTAAGTTTACAGGTTAATAAATATATTTTAGATCAGATACTATATGCATACGACAACAATTTAGAAATAGGTTGTTTACTACCAAGAGATGGGTATGCAGTACCACCATATCCAAAGCATCTGGAAGAGAATGACCCACAAGTTATTAAGTGGAGAATAGATTGCAAGAGAATTATAGATAAGAATAACTATACAAAAGGTAGTCGTATAGGTATAGCTAAAACTATATGGATGGCACAAAAATACAAAGACGAACCTAACCTATACTTTCCAAAGCAATTAGATTTTCGAGGCAGAGTATACGATAGAGTTCCATTCTTAAATGTGCAGGGTAATGATGTATCAAGATCGCTATTGCAATTTACTAATGGCAAGTTAATTAAAACAGAAGAGGATTTGAATTGGTTAAAGATACATGGTGCAAATATGTTTGGTATCAAACAAGACTTCCAAACAAAAATAGAATGGGTTAATAATAATTTAAAAGAGATTAATTCTATTGGAAGAGATTGTTGGGCAACACCAGAACTATGGATGCGAGCAGATAAGGCTTGGAGTTTTCTTGCTTTTTGCAGGGCAATCTATCTTTATCAACAAGAACCAAGTAGCTATCTATGTCAGCTTCCCTGCCACCTTGATTGCACTTGCAGTTCTATTCAGCACTTCTCAGGTTTGCTTCGTGACCAAGTGATGGGTGAAAAGGTAAACCTTATAAACTCTGATAGACCACAAGATATATACAGCGAGGTAGCAACTGAGATAAACAAAAGACTTATTGAGAGTGACGACCCTAGAGCCAAGAAGTGGTTAATGTTAAACGTGGATAGATCGTTGACTAAACCTTGCGTGATGACAGCACCATACTCGGCTACTAATAGTGCCTTTTATCATCATGCTTACAGCTGGGCTATCGAGAGGGGTACAACTTTAGGTAAAAATAATTGGACAAGAGGTAAGGGGGCTATGACAACAGTAAGTTACATGGCTAGCTTGCTGTATCAGGAGGCAGCCAAGTCTATCAAGCCAGCAGTTATTGCAATGAAATGGTTTAGAGCAGTAGGCAGAGAATTAGGTAAAGACAACAAGCCAGTATCATGGACAAGTCCGACTGGTTTATATGTCGAGCAAAAGTATTACGACCCAAAGAAAATACGAATCCAATTAAAGTATTTGTCGGATGTTTATTTAGATATAAGAACAAACGAGGATACGCCAGAACTTAATACAAAGAAGATGGGGCATGCTATCTCAGCAAATATATTACATAGTTTTGATTCATCTCATATGGCATTTTCTACAATTCATGCTTCAATAAAAGGAGTCGAAAATATCTGTGGCATCCACGATTGTTTCGTTACTACTCCGTCTGAGATGAGTGAACTGCGTGACTCTGTTAGACAGACATTTGCTGATATGTATTCAGTCGATTGTCTATCAAAACTAAAGGCAGAATTAAAAGCACAATTAACAGACAACCAAATAGACAGCCTACCTCCAGAGCCTACTCTTGGAGACTTGGATGTTTTACTTACACGTTCATCAACCTACTTCATAACATGAATCAAGTTAAAGCAAATCCTTTTTATATCTTCACACCAGAATGTGGAGTTGCATGGAGTCATCTAGTAAAACCAGATGATGCATTTAATAAAGCACCAGAATGGAGCGTAACTTTATTGTTAGATCCAGACTCAAAAGAAACAACAAGAGTATTTGACGAGTTCGAGAAAGGTCTTGAAGCATGGAAGGTACAGCTTAAGACTGCTTTCCCACAACAAACTTTTAAAATGGGCGAACATTCAAGGTATGGATTTACTGAGTTCGAGGGCAAAAATGTAATGGAGATCAAATGTAAAAAACCTGTAGAAGCAGGGCAAGGTGCTAATAGATTTAAGAATACACCACCTATTCTTTTAGATAAGTATGGCACTCCTATACCACCAGAAGAAAAAGAAAAGTACATAGGTTTAGGTAGAGGTACAACAGTACAAGCCAAGCTAAGAGTTCAAGGGTACAACCATCCGACTTATGGTGTTGGATTAACAGTTCAACCAGAAGCCATAGTCATTATGAATTTTGTTCCATATGAAAAAACGACAGACCTCTCAGGGTTCAAGTTCCAAAGCAAGAGTGAAACGCAAGACCTCACACCCTCAAATGTTGAAAACTCCTTCGGGGGTAGTACATTTTAGATCAAAGTTCGAGGCTCAAGTTGCCTCTGACTTAATCAAAAAGAAAGTACAATTCAGCTATGAAACTGTCAGCTATGATTACATCATCAGCAGTAGCTACACTCCTGACATCATCCTTCCTAACTGTGTGGTTGAACTCAAAGGAACGCTACTTAAAGAAGAAAGAAAAAAATATATTGCAGTCAAGACGCAACATCCCACACTAAGCTTGCGGTTCTGTTTTCAAAACGCAAACAACAAACTTAGTAAAGCTAAAAGAAGCCTGACGTATTGGCAATGGGCTGAACGTCATGGCTTTCTTTGGTGTAACAAAACTATCCCTAAAGAATGGTATGCCGAGTAAATACATAAGCAAAGAACCTTGCCCAGAATGTAACAGCAAAGATAACGTAGCTGTTTACGATGACGGACATAAACATTGCTTTGGATGTGGTTGGCAATTTCAACCCAAAAAAATTTTAGACAAACCCACTTTCGTACCAATGAAAAAAGAATGGAGTCCGCTAACCGCAATTCCTTGTGAGCTACCCAAGCGTGGAATAACAGAAGAGACATGTAAGTTTTTTAACTATGGCGTATCACAATTTAGTGGTAGTGATTGTCAAGTTGCAACCTATCGAGATCAACGTGGATTAATAGCAGCACAACATATTAGATTTAAAGATAAAAGATTTATATGGAAGGGAGACTTATCAGATATAAAGCTATGGGGTCAGGAATTATGGAGACAATTTAATACTGGTAGTTCTTTCGTAACAATTACAGAAGGCGAAATTGATTGTATGAGTGTAGCCCAAGCCACTCGTTCTAGTACTGGTAACTATTTTCCAGTCGTAAGTTTGCCATCAGGCGCTCAGTCTGCTACCAAGTATGTAGCTGCAAATTTAAAATGGTTATCTCAGTTTGTTCGAATTGTTATTTGTTTTGACAACGACTCAGCTGGCTTGGATGCTGCCCAAAAGGTTGCAAAGATCTTACCTACTGGTAAGGCAGCTATCGCTAACCTACCAAGAAAGGATGCTAATGAAATGCTCATCGCAGGGGAGCAAGAGTTACTTAGAGATCTCCTCTTCAAAGCAAGTCCTATCAGACCCGACAACATATTCTCTGCCTACGATCTATGGGAAGATTTAGTTAAGGAAGATAACTCACAGATATGTAGCTATCCTTTTCCAGAATTAAACAAGATGGTACAAGGATATAGAAAGCAGTCGCTCACTACAATTTGTGCTGGCACAGGCGTGGGCAAGAGCTTACTCTGTCGTGAGATGGGCTATCATTTTTTAAATCATAATCTTAAGGTCGGATGGATTGGCCTCGAAGAAAGCAGTAAGAGAAGTATGCAAGGCATACTATCTATAGCATTAAACAAACCACTACATATAGATGAGAAGGCTGTTGATGAGAAAGAGTTACGACAAGCATTCGACTATTTATTTAGTGACAATAGATTTGTATTACTTCAGCACTTTGGTTCGTTAGATCCAGATAGATTAATAGATCAGATAACATACATGGCTACTGGTGAAGAATGTGATGTTATCTTCTTGGATCATCTAAGTCTTGTAGTATCTGGACTAACAGATGGAGATGAAAGAAAACAAATAGATGTATGTTGTACCAAGTTAAGACAAGTGGTTGAAAAGACAGGAGTAGGTTTAGTTATGGTCAGCCACTTGCGTAGAACAGATGGCAAGCCAGCTGAAGAGGGAGGAGATATAAACTTAGCAGCATTAAGAGGTAGTCAAAGCATAGCTCAGTTAAGTGACCTAGTAATATGTGGCATTAGATCGCAGCAGTCGGAAGAGAGTAGCAATGAATTGCAGTTAAAGGTATTAAAGAATAGACATAATGGATGCTTGGGCAAAGCAGACAAGTTGTTATACAACGAATCTACTGGTCGCCTTACCCCTTCACTAACAAACTTCTAATGACTTTATTAATTGATGCCGACTGGCTTTGTTACCATTGTTGCTACGCTGTAGAGAATGACGACAGGTTTGATGACAACTTGCATGTATTGTACTCAAGACCTAGCTGGGCGTTAGACCTTATCGAGACATACATCAAAGGATACAAGCAAGTATCAGAAGATGAAGGCGAAGTAATTATGTGCTTTACTTCTTATCCAACATTTAGACATGAGTTATATCAAGAGTACAAAGCTAACCGAAAGAGTCGTAGAAAACCATTAGCACTTAAAGCAGTTATGAGTGCATTGTCTGACAGGTATAAGTGTGTAAGGTATGAAGGGTTAGAAGGTGATGATGTACTTGGATTATTAGCTACAGACAAGACGCTTGATGATCCTATTATTGTTAGTCCAGATAAAGATATGAGAACTATACCTTGCAAACTATTAGCTGGTGAAGACTTAGAACTTATAACAAGAAGACAGGCAGATAGAAACTGGATGGCTCAAGCATTGACAGGAGATACAACTGATAACTACAAAGGTATATCTGGTGTAGGTACAGTAACAGCTAACAAAATATTAGGAGATGCAAAACAACTTGATGAGATGTGGGAGATAGTAGTTAAAGAATACGAAAAGAAATCTGGCGGATACAAAGAAGCATTGCTTACAGCAAGACTGGCAAGGATACTAAGAAGTGGTGACTACAATAAAAATACTGGTAAGGTAAAACTTTGGAAACCTTAATCAATCTCTAATGGATTCTTTTTCTTTTTAGGAAAACCAGCTTTCATGTTTTTATAATCCTTATCTGAGATAGTACTATTTGCTTTGCTTCTACTAGTGCCAGCTTTCTTTCTTTTATTTATGTTGTAATACAATCCTTTCTTAGCCATAACAAATAAAGTATTATGTATATAACTTACCACTAGATATGGCTATTGACGATAACTTTCCACCAGTTGATGAAGCACTTATTATTCGTTTAAATGAATTGTATCCTGAGAAATGCCCAGCTATTGATGAGAAAGATAGAAACATCTGGTTCTATTCTGGTCAGAGAAGCGTGGTAAAAATGCTCGAATCAGTTTACAATGAGCAAAACACGAACACTATTTAAGAGGTAGCTATGTGCGGAGGTAGCAGAAGACCACCAGATCGTACTGATGAAATGCTTGCTGTCCAACGAGAGCAGATAGCAGAACAAAAAAGACAATACGAACAAACAAGGTCAGACAATTTAAAAAGACAGGAAGAGCAAAAGAAAATTGCAACAGCAGCACCAGCACCAGCACCAAGCGAAGCAGCTACCGCAGTAGCAGCTGCATTAGAAATACCAGCTGGAGGTATTGGAATAGGATCAGCAGAGCAGAGAAGAGGCTATGGACGTAGACGTTTAAGAACAGATTTAAAACAAGGCTCTGGACTACAAATCCCTTAAACTAAATGGACAATGAAGTTACCCTGACAAGTAGCGTAGATAAAACTAACGACTACAAATCTCAGATGGATGAGAAGAAAGGCGTTACTGTTGCATCTAAGTATGCTAAAGGAAAATCTAATAGATCTCCTTACAGCGACAGGGCTAGAGCAAATGCAAAAGTTACTATACCTTTTGAATATCCAGATGATACATATGGAGACAGAGGTAAAGTAGATACTCCACACCAATCAATGGGTGCAAGGGGAGTTTTAAATATTGCAAATAAACTTGGCATAAATCTTTTCCCTATTAATACAGGCTTCTTCAAGCTTGAGATAGATGGTCTTGGAATGATAGTGGCACAACAAGGGCCAGAAGCTAAGACAGAATTAGATACAGCATTAGTAAAAGTAGAGCAGCAAGTAAGCAACATGCTTGAAACTATGAGTTTCAGAGCGTCCATGCATGAAGCTTTCAAGCAATTAATTATTGCTGGTAATGTTTTACTTTATATAAATCCAACAGGTATAAGAGTATTACATCTAGAGAACTACGTTATCGAGCGTGACCCTATGGGTAATGTAAGTGAAATAATAATTGAAGAAGAAGTTAGTCCTAATGTTTTACCTCCAGACTTCTTGCCTAAAGATATGCAAGATAAAGGTTACGACAAAAATAATAAAGAGAAATCGTTAAAAATATATACATGCGTTAAGTACAAAGAAGGTAAGTGTATGTGGTATCAAGAAGTTAAAGGTAAGCCAGTACCTAATACATATGGTATGTCTCCAGCTGATTGCTCTCCCTTCATTCCTCTTCGCTGGGCGCAAATTGAAGGAGAACATTACGGACGCTCTTACATTGAGCAATGGTATGGTGATTTAACTGCATTAGAAAATTTATATCAAAGCATACTGGAAGCTAGTGCAATGCTTAGTAAGGTATTGTTTATGGTATCTCCATCTGGAAGTACAAGACCACGCACATTAGTTAATGCAGAAAATGGAGCAGTCATTCAAGGTAGTGCTAATGATGTAACTGTATTACAAGCACAAGGTAAACTAAATGATTTATCTTTAGCCAACAATACTATTGACAGAATAGAAAACAGATTGTCATTTGCCTTCCTACTTAATAGTGCAGTACAACGTCCAGCTGAAAGAGTAACAGCAGAAGAGATTAGATATTCTAGTCAAGAACTAGAGGCTAGTCTTGGAGGATTGTACTCACAATTAACCCAAGAGCTACAGCTACCTCTAGTTAAAAGACTTATATTTATACTGCAAAAAACTAGAAAGATACCTGACTTCCCTAGAGGTGAAGGAGGAGATAGCTTAATACATCCTAAACCTATTACTGGTATGGAAGCTATAGGTAGAGGAGATGATAGAAATAAATTACTTGAGTTTATTAGTTCGGTAAGTGGATCTTTAGGCCCAGAAGTTATGACACAATATATAAATATGGAAGAAGCATTAAGAAGGTTAGCTGCAAGTAGTTCTATTGATACAACTAACTTAGTTAAGACTCCAGAACAATTACAAAAAGAACAGGAAGATTTAGCTAACAGTCAAAAGGCTATGCAAGAACAGGAAATGATGGGTAAGATGATATCAAGCCCAGCAGCTGCAAGGCTAGCTGACAATTACACAAAACAAGGAGCACCATATGGCCCCCAATTCCAAGAAGGAGGAATCGACCCTAACCAAGAAGGAGGAAACCTCCAGCTTCCAGCCCTCAATCCAGACGGAATCCCAGCAGCCTGACCCTAACGCCAAGCCAAGAGAAATAGTTATTACTCCCCAGATGGTAGAGGAACTTACCAATAAGAATGGGAGGAAATAATGCCTGACGAAATTACTATTACTCAACAACCTACTGGCACAGTAGATGAACAGAACGAAGCAGCAGTCGAGAACCTAGAACAGGCAGCAGCTGAACTGGAAAAAGAAGGCAACCTTCCTAAAGAACAAGAGTTAATAGGCGGAGAGTTTGAGACTCAAGAAGATTTGCTTAATGCATACAATGAGTTGAAAGCTGCAAAGGCAGAAGAAGCTCCAGAGCCAATGGGTACAGCCCAAGAAATATATGGAGAGGCAGTAGGTAACATTCTTGAGCAAGGTAATGTTGATTACAAATCAATGAATGAATACTGGCAAGAGAAAGGAGAGATTACTGAAGAGCATTACAAAGAGTTAGAGCAAGCTGGCTTGCCAAGAGATCTAGTTAATTCACATCTCGCAGGGTTAAAGCAAGAGCTAGCTGTAACAGAAAAAGAAGTCTATGCTATTCGTGAAAGTTATGGTGAAGAAACCTTTGCCAATATGCAAGAGTGGGCATCTGCAAACTTAACAGATGCAGAGAAAGCTGCCTATTCATCTGGTATTAATTCTAAAAACATTGAGCAAGTTAAGCTAACTGTTGCTGGATTACATTCCAGATATGTTGCAAGCGTAGGTCAAGAACCTAATCTTATATCTGGTCGTCCTATGTCTGGCGTGGCAGATAAGTTTGAAAGCGTAGCACAACTAGAAGTAGCTATGAATGATCCTCGATATGCAAAGGATGAAGCTTATCGTGCAAAAGTGGAAGAGAAGTTAGGTAGGTCTAGTATTTTTTAAGCTGGCTTGTTTGCTATTAGGTTAGCCTTCCATGCAGCTTTTACATCAGCAGTCCATACTGCATTGCAAATTGCTTGTACATCTGTTGGTTCGCCAGATATATCTCTGTCAACTAAGTTGTCAGAAGCGTCTAGCGTACCGCAATCTAACACATATCTGCTGTGTCTTTTAGCTATTTGTACATCATCTTTTTTAATGATGTTTGCTTTGCGTATGTGAACTTGTTTAGTGTCACCGACAACCTCAATAAGGTCGATTTTAGTTGATTCTGTAAGTGCCATAATTAGAAATTGTAAACTGGATAGACAGCAGACCAATCAAGTCTTTTGCCCGAAGCTTCAGTTATACTTATATTAGGGAAATGCAACGTAGTTGCACCTGAGTCTAGATGAATCATAATAATTCCATCATATGATGAAGGAGTAATATTGGAATATTTAACGCTACCTCCACCAAATACATTGCTTCCACTAGCAAAAGGTAATCCACCGATTGATATTGTTCCACCACCTGATTGACTTCCAAAAGTCATATTACAACCTACCCAAACTAAAGCACCCATTCTCATATAGTGACCACCAGAAGATGCCATTGACATCCCACTTCCATTTGTAACTGGTGTCCAATCTCCAAATTCATAGTAATTAAAAATCTCGTCATTATCTTGATTGCTTACACCTGATGCTGAAGATGTACTATTGTTTTCAAAACAAATACCTTTGTTTGCAGGAAACACTAAGCCATTGGCAAATGTTTCAACCATTTTAGTACCATCATGATATAGCTCTACTGCTCCATCATTAATAAATTTAGCTGCTTTGTGACCATCAAAAGTATTAATTTCGACATTATTAGAACAACCAATTTTTAAA